GATAACAATCTTGCCATCAACTACAGCGCGGGCTTTGTTTGCGAGAATTTCGCCATTAAGACGAGATAACAGGTCGACTACGTTCATTTGATACTCCAAAATGTAAAAGGGGCTCCGAAGAGCCCCTTTATTGTGCCACCGATTAAGCGCTAAGAACAGCGCCCCAGTTTTCACTGCCCAAGCTGATGTAAGCACCAGACATGTTAGCGGCCAAAGCCTTGGTTGCATTGGCAGAACCGTTGTTGATCTTGCCACCAGTGGCAGGATACACGTTCAACGAAGCAGCCGAGCTATTAACGATGTAGACCACATCGCCAACAGGACGCTCAGCAGGCAACATAACGCCGTCGGCGGCAGTGCCAGTAGTGACGAAATTAACAGCACCAGTCAGCGCAGTAGCACCGGCCTGAGTTTGCGTTGTACCAGCTGTAGCTGTGGCGTATCCGCCGATGCTACGAGAAAATTGAGTAGACATATTGATCTCCAAAAATAAAGATTAAAAATAGGGGCCGAAGCCCCCACTTATTAGCTGGCAGAGCCAACCTGAGCCATTACCAGAGCTTCTGGCTTGACAGTCTTGCGACCGTACACAGCCAAACCACGGACGATGTCGCCGAAGTCAGTCTGGTTACGCAGTGGCTCGGTCTTGTTCACGGTCATGGCGAAGGACATTGCTGCCTTGGTGCCAGCCATCATGGTACGACGAGCTTTAGCGCTAGCTACAGAACCGCCGGTAGCTGGGTCAGTCAGACCAGCAACCAAGGCCTTGCCAGCAGCGCCGCGTGGCAGCAAGTTGGACACGTACACAGTGAAGCGATCCAACATACCGATCTTGCCGCTACGGATGGTCGACTGAGCGTCGCCAGTGAAGTAGGCTTGAGCGATGTTAGATTGCATCAACAGGTGGCGGTCAAACGGGCTGATAATCAACCAGCGGCCATCTTCAGGCACGTTCTGCTCATCCAGCACTGTGGACATGCGCAAGATAACCTTTAGCACGTTCTCAGGCGTAGCTTGGTCGATGGGGGTAACGTCTGTGCCCAAGTTGTAGGCAGCAGAGATAGCACCAGCGGTAGCGCCTTCGTTAGCAGCGGCAGGGCCTTCGGTAATCAGATTGTTGAAGAAAACTTCGTTCTCAATCGAGATTTTCAACTGCTTAGCAGCGTCTTCGGTGAACATGTTCATCAGGTTCATGTCGGACTGATAAGACAGCACGTCGTTGACTTGCACGCCGAAGTACTTGCCCTTGTTCACTTGCATATCTTGGAAGATAGGAGTGGGGACTTCGTACGACAGGTTCTGACCAACGGTGTAGTCGGAGATGCTGATCGAAGGAGCCAGACGGATACGGATGGTATCGCCTTGATTCTTCAACTCGCCTTCGTAATCGGTGTTAGCGATTTCCGACAACATGGTGTTCTGGTAGAACTTGGCAAGCAATTTGCCAGACCACAAGGTGGGGATAAATGCACCGGAATACGAGGTACTCGTATTAAACGGGGCTTGGACAGGATAAACAGCAGCCATGATGGCCTCCTAAAAAGTTAAACAGGTTGGGTAGATACTTTGCCCACGGATTACGCAGTTACGCGACCTTCCATAAACGCTGCATCAATTTCAGCTTCAAGTTTCTTTGCCGCGTCGGTTTGCCCTCGGATACCCAGATCAGTAGCCTTGCGAAACATTTTTTCAATGTCTGCATTGGTGTACATCTTGCCTTTTTGTGAGTTAGGCGGGGTACTCGTAGCGCTCCTATTCGGCTGAATTTGAAGTTCAAGCTCGTTGGTTTTGTCAGCAGTGGGCTCTACGGAACTAATACTCTGTCTAAACAGACTTACGTAGTGTGCTACTCCTTCAGCGTCGCCTCGGTTGAACGCTTGCTGTGCAACAGAAGATCGTGGGGCTCGAAGCAACGGGTCAATTTCGTTAAGCCAGTTAATCCACTGGGGATCAGTGTTAACTGCTGCGAAATCCGGCACCATACGGTACAGACGTTGCTCAAAACCTGCTTCAGACACTTGAGTATCGGTGCTGTTAAGCTGCTCTCGCAACTTACCATTCTCGGCCCTCATGGCGTCTAGCTCACCTCGAAACTCTGCTGCCACTTCGCGGGCAACTTTGCGCTGGACTTCAATTAAGTCCGAACCAAATGCTTCAACATCAGCATCAGTCACCAGCTTTTCCGCCACGGCGGGCTTTGCTTGCTCGGCAGGCTTGGTCTCTGCGGCTTTGCGGAGGTTATCCACTTGGGCCTTGAGATCACGCATGTCGGCGTGCAAACGAGGAACTTCGGCATCGTACATACCCTTAAGGGTTTTGTACTTCTGCTCCCATTTCTCTTCCGCCACGACTGGTTCAGTCGGTGTCGGCGTTGGCTCAACAGGCTTTGGCTCTGCGGGCGCGGGCTGTGGGTCTTGGGGAGGCTCTGCTGGCGTTTGGTTAGGCGCTGCGGGTGCAGGGTTTTGGCCTTCGGCTAGCTGCTTTTCCAGTGCTTCCAGTTCACGTAACTGAGCTTCTACTTGTCTTGGCAATGCCATTCAATTCTCCTTGGGCTCCAACTCTGCTTAGGGCTCCTACTTCGGTCTGCCGTCAACATAATGGTTTGCTCGGATTTACAAAAAATACGAATCATTTGATTCGCTCGAAAACCTCTGCCGATTTCTCAACCGCTTCGAGGAAATCTGATAAGGCCTGAGCCTGACCTTGAAGCCGGTACAGTCGGTGTTGTTCTTCTACAACAACTAAGGAAAGTTTAATTTCCTCTAGCTTTGTTTTGAACAGCGCGAGTAGCGGCTCATTTTCTTGCAGCTTGCATCGTATTAACGCTTGCATGTGCTGCCGGTCAGGCTTTTGGCCTATAAAAATCTTCATGTGTTGATTCTATACAACAAATTGGTAAAAAGTCAAATACCGTTTGGTCTTGCAGAAATCATATTACCTTCACGGCCACCCACTTGACTGCCATCAGGCAACATATTCTTCGGGGCTGGGCCTTGTGTCATGCCGGGAGCGCCGCCTTGAGCAGCCCCTTGTAGCTCGCCCATCATGACATTTAACTGCTCTTGCAGTTGTGCGTTTTGCTGCTGCAAATTCTGCATAGCTGTCAAAGTTTGGCGATCAGGAACAATACGATTCACATTACCGCTTAAATTACGGGCCTGTTCACGCAGTAATTCAGCAGCGCCGTCCATACCAACGATCTGCTGAGCCACAGGGCTATTCAAAACGATCTGTAGGAACTCATTACGGCGCACTGCCTCGGCTTCCTTGATTACCAAGCTAGTAGCCCCCTTGGCAACAGCTTTAACGTCTCCAATGAGGTCTGGGTCTTTGCTGTAGCGCAGATTGTCTTGGTACAGGCGCTCAATAGACGGCACGATAACAGCGCGGTCGATATTGCTGATAACCTGCTTGATACCCTTGCCAGCGTTCGAAATCAGCATGGACAAGCCAGACGACGTACGGCCAGCGCCCGGAGAGCTTTCTCCGGTCATATACCGTGGAATCATGGTGTCTTCGTCTGCACGGGCAGAGAATTTCTCAAACACACCCATCAGTTCGTTGGCGTTAGTGCTAGGCTGAAAGAATGTCAGTGGTTGCGAGCCGTCGTTAAACTCAGAACTCTGGAACTGCCAAATCTTCCATGGGTACATCTCTGTAATATCTTCGCCCGGTGGAAGGCGTGACACATTGACGCTAACTTGCGGCCCAGAGCTAATACCCATGTTATTAGCCAAACTGCGAGCAGCGGCGTTAACCATGCTTTGAGAATCGCGGCATAGGTCAGCTACACCTTTACCAGCGACAGCGCCGGGGACTTTCTCATACGAGGTCACATAGTATGGTTTGCGGCCCAGTTGGTCGTAGTTCAACACAGCGCGGATAACAGTAGAGCCTACGAGCCACACTTCACACGGGTAGTTGAGGTCTGGGTCAGGAATCTCTTTAGCCGACAGCCCCCAAGTCAACAGGTCTTTGCCCTGCACGCTGTCCCACATCTGTAGCGCGTCGATCAGGTCTGTCGTGAAAATAGTCTGCGTGGTGTCTTTTCCTTCGGCAACAGACTGAGCGCTGTCTGTCCAGAGCCACTCGTTTAAATTTCCAGACTCAAACGAATTAAGAACGGAACGAATAGCATCGTCGTTGTAGCCGGGAACACCAATAAGCGCCTGTAGATCATCTCGCGTCATGCGATGGCGCTCAACAATAAAGCCCTCTTGAATATCTGAACACCACGGTGCCCAGTACAGCATGAAGGGGTCAACGCGCTCCCACTCATTGCGAATCTCTTCAGACGGAACTAACTCACCGTTCTGCCAAGCCAAAGTCTTGCGCTTGCGCTTAACCGGCCCTTTCATCACAGCGTACGGGAACGTCACAACGTCGTCCAAGAACGCGTTCAGAGCATCAGTCCAACCACCTTCAATAAGCTGGTCTTCCATCTTCAGTTCCATGCGGTCAACGCGGTCGTTGGCCTCTTCACGCAGTTTGCGCATCGCTGCGTCTTTCATCTGCATGGCCGCTTCACGAAGCTGCACTGGGTCTGCGGGCCCCATACCCTGCTCCATCTGCGCCTGCAACTGCTGCTGCATACTCGCCATAAGTTCTTGTATCAACTCAGGTGGAAGTGTGGGTTCTGGCGTAGCCTCAAGACTCCACGGCCTATCAGAGCCAATACCGAGCAAGGTATCACGCAACCAGCTGGTAGCAGCGCGGCACTTTACCGAGGTCAGCTGGATATAAATCTCAGAGCCGCCTTGTCTTTTAATCTCAGCGAGTTTGTCGGGGTCGTACTCACCATTGCGCTGACGCAAACACTGGAGCATGCGCTCCTCAATTGTTCGCTTAGCCTCACGGGCAGATTCCCAACGCTTGCGAGCGTGAGCAGCTAAACCCTGAATGACAGGCGTGGCCTGCATATCAGAATTACGTTTCTGGGACTCTCGTTCCAGATCAGAACTACGAGCGACGGGGATAAGCGCGATGCCTGTTGCCATAATTTAGTTCCAAGGAGTACCGGGAGCGGATGCGTTTGGTCCAGCAACCAGTGTAATTTGCAGTTGCGTGGAGGCAGACGCGGACCCATCGCTCGTAGCAGCCAAGATTTCCAAATCGGCCTTCTCGGGGATGGGTAGCGGGTACGCCGCCTTGCACTCGTAGATACCACTGGCTGCGATATGGTACTGCGCCTTGATACCAAACACCCCGCCAAATGGTCGAATGCGCAAGGTGAAGCGAGTCCATTCGTCTGGCGTTGTGTTGCCAGACGACATGGTCCACATATTGATGAACGCGGTATGGCCAGCCGGAACCGAGTAGAAACCAGACTCCGTCTCGTTTGCCAAGATGCCTGTCTGGTTTACAACAACGGCAGGAACGCCAGCAGTGACAGTGCCAGTGCCTGCGTAAATGTTGCCCACGGATGTGCCGCCAGTACCTGCGGTCAAGACAATCATCTTGTTTACACGAATGTAACTGTTGGTGGTGTTCACCGCCGTCTGACCGTTCAGCGTCACAGTCTCAACGACTGGTTCGTAAGAGGCATTTAAGCCTTGAATCTGAACCGTTCTAGCACCAGTACCACTGGGTGATGCGTCATCCGCACTAGAACTTGAAATCTTCAAAACCGAAGCTGCGGCGGGGAATGTGTATGTGTTACTGCCAATCCAAACGGTTTCGTTGGCTGTGCCAACTGCTGTGTTGATGCCGAACTGGCAGAAAGCAGAATGGCCCGGCACTTGGCCCCGAGCAGTTTGAAGTGCAAAATCTTCAGAGCGTCGCTCCAAACTTATCGAAGGGTAGAAGGTAGACATAGCGGTCCTTTGCAGTGATTAGCCGATTGTACCCTTACAGGCGTGCTGGTCAAGTATAGGCGTAGCTGGACTTTTTTATTTCCCGCTTCCCCTGCTGCAAGCCAAACCCTCGGATATTCATGTCGATCACCGCGCACCCATACTGATTGGCGTCGTGAACGTGTGACCACTCGTTCTTGTCCGGCTTGTCTTCCATCTCTCCGCTCTTCTTTACCTTGTACCGATAACCCGATCTATACCCCTTGATGAGCATAGTGCAGCGCGGGTCGATGAGATACATGGCCTTGCCTTCTAGCTGCTGAGTGAGCAGGCGCTCGACTGCCGCGATGCGTTTGTCAGGGTCATTGGTCGGCGGCTTAACACATTTAAAGCCTGCGTTCTTAAGCGCGTCCACCAGCGTCATCTCGTTAAGCTGCTGCTTCATAAACCCCGCTGGGTCAGGCGCAACGACGAACTGATACCCTTGGTAACTATTGGCGATGTGTGGGTTGAGTTTCGTGGTAATAAAAGTCTCGATACCCATGTTTTCGCTGGTAATCTCACTAAGCACCAGTACCCGACCGCGCGGGTCTCGCTGCATAAATACAGCCGATGGTGTGCGCCCAAAATCCAACCCGATCGTTATCGGATAGTCAGCGTTCTGTATCGGCTTTATATTTTCTTTGGCAACGTGAAAGTCCGAAGTAAACGTCTTGTCGTACACCGGCAACCCCGAGAGGCTCTTACCCCATTTACCGTGGATATACACGTCGACCCAGTCCTCGCCCTTGCCCTCCATCAAGTCCTCGTAGTAGTGCGACGGCAAGTGCTGCACCCAGTCGGCCTCCTCCGACATACCTGACGGCTGTATCGTGACATGCACTTTTTCTGGGTCTGCGTTGGTAAGGTACTGTTCCCAGTGTGAGTCAAGGTCTGGCGGATTCGTAGCCCCCCAGACTTTTTTCATCTGGTTACCCTCGTCGTCGACACATCCCTGTACGGGATTACCCTTATCGTCAACCCCCCACTGAGTGCGGTGCGGCACCATCATCCCATTAGGGTATCTACCTAGTCGTCCAGTCAGCGCGTCGAACACGTCCGAGTTGATCTCCCGCACCTCGTCCACCATGGCAAAGGACAATTGCAGCGACAGGAGCCGCCGCACGTCGTTGGCATCATCCAGCCCCCGAAACAGCACGTCACACTCCACGTCGTCAAAGCGCAAAGTAAAGCGGAGTTCCGTGCGGTGGTAAATACCAGCCTGTCCCTCTGGGAAAAGCGCCAAGAAGTCTTTGATGGTCGAGTCCAGCAGCATCTGCCGCGTGTTCCGCACAACTGCACACCGAGACCTGCGAATACCATCTGCGCATTGTGCGACCTTGCGAGCTTCGATCGGTATTTTCATGAGGGACGCAGTTGTCTTGGTGGAGCCCACGGGCCCTACGATGAAACTCTGAAATTTGTCGCTGAGAATATATGGCGTTACGCTAAGCACCGGAGTGTAGTTAACGCTCATAGGTAGTCATCCCCTGCATACTCGTATTCGTCACCCTCTGTCAACAATATCGGCTCTTTTTGCACGACATCTGTAATTTCAAGGGTAGTTTGGGGGGTCTCCGCCTCCAAAACCAGTGTTTTTGATGCCGAATTGGGGGTGCTCGGCAGGTTAATAGTGATCGAAAAACCCGGCCCAGCAGTGGAAATTCCGTTGTTTTTTGGCTTCAGATCAGCCCAATCGACCAGATTTTCGATCATTTTGGCCCTTGTAGCGGCTGGAACGTCGGGGTCTTTAGCCATGTGATACGCAGTGGGGAGTAAATCCTCTGCCAATACCCTGCTTTTCGCGGCAAAAGAGAACCCGTTCTCCTTTAGCTCGGTCGTGTACGCGTCCAAGT